TCTTGGTGGAGCGCACCCCTGAAGCGGCTCAAGAGTTCGCAAAGAAGCGCTTATACGAATATGGATGGGATACGCCTACTCAATGGCAATGCCTACTATCGCTGTGGACTAAAGAATCAAACTGGCGTCCCGATGCCTATAACAAAAAAGCCGTTTATCAAGATGGAGAAAAACTTCATGCTGGCGGTATTCCACAGATATTAGGACTCAACCCTGACCTATCCGTAGAGACACAGATTGAACGCGGTCTCATTTATATCGAAAGTCGCTACTCAAATCCATGTACGGCGTGGCGCTTTTGGGAAAGAAATTTTTGGTACTAACCTGCCCGAATGGTAAATCAAGAAGAGCATAAAAAGCCTTCAGTAATTGACGACGCGCTCGCCGAAATCGGGCGCGTCGCTTTTATTGAACCAGCAATCTGTACAGGATGGGTTCTTGTATCAGAATGGATGGGAGAAGGCGATAAGGATTACTGGACGCTAACTCTTGCTGATGACCAAAATCCCGATTGGCGTCATATTGGATTAGTTCATCATGCGATTAGAACTTGGGAGGATAACGATGATGTCGGACTCAGAGACAAACCGACCAATGAATGAACAAGAGAGAAAAGATTTATTAGATAAATTGATTCGTGAACGCTATGGAGATTGGGCGACACGCAAAGACACAATCAAAGATTCTGAGAAATAAAGCGATAAAATTTCAACATGGGTTCATTTACTGCGTTAGCGCCATGTCGAGATGCTGACCCTTGGCTCTTCGACCAATTCAATCTTGATTTAGCGCAACCCGCATTGAATTATTGTGCGAGGTGTCCCTTTTGGGAAAAGTGTGAATCTCTAGTACAGCCTAAGTCCAATGCTTATGACGGAATTGTTGGCGGAAAAGTATGGCGTAATGGGCGCGTAGTCGCTAAGTTAGATGCCTCTTCCCCTAATCGTCTAATTGTTGGAGAGGAACCTGATGAAGATTTTGATGCCATGGAATTTCGAGGGAGCGAGTTGCTCGGGAATCGAGACGGAATTTTTCTTTCCCGACAGTCAGGGGATAACGGAGGAGAACAAACAAGCCAAGAAGATTTGTAATGGATGCTTTTGGAAAACAGAATGTCTGACCTATGCGTTACATTACAGAGTAGTCGGTATTTGGGGTGGAACATCTACAAGTGAACGCGACAATCTAAGAAAAAAACTAAACATAATCGCCAAACCAATAACTAACGAGAGGTACATAGCATGACAGCAATATCAATAGCAGGAAACTTAGCCAATGACCCTGAGTTGCGCTTTACTCCTAACGGTAAAGCAATGGCAACTTTTACAATCATTTCTTCTAAATCACAAAAGAAACCTGATGGGACTTGGGAAAATACAGATGTCACACCTTGGTCAATCAAGTGCTGGAATAAACTCGCGGAGAATGTTTGCGATTCTCTAAAAAAGGGAATGGGCGTAATCATCCAAGGCACCGCAGTTTGGGAATCTTGGGACGATAAAAACACGGGAGAGAAAAAGGGTCGCATGACCGTGACCGCTTTCAATGTTGGCGTTGATTTGAAGCGCCATATAGTCAATGTGGTTGATGTCCGCCGTAATGCTGAGGGTGATATGGAGATAGACCCATGGAGCGCTCCAACTTGGAAGAAGGAACCCGAGGTTCCTGAAGCGTTTCCTTTCTAACCCTTATAGGGTATTATTGGGGTTGAAAAACTCTCGAAAGGAGTTGAAAATGGCTTGGACTGATTTCTTCACAAAAGAATTAGTTGGCTCAAAAGTTGTCGTTGATTCCAACGGTAAGCCGTTTGTTTCAAAAGAGATTGCTCCGAAAGAGTATGTCGAAATTGAACTAAACATCCAGCAAGATGCTTTGCCATACAACATTTTTTTCCGTCGCTACGATGCGATTGGCGGAGAGTTAGAGAATCGCCTTTTCGCTCAAGTTGGAGATAGGGACTTGGCTTTAGAATCTGCTCTTGGAATTACAACTAAGCGAGTCAATTCTTTCGAATTGATTTTAGACGGAGAATAAAGGCAAAATTCACCTAACGCTATAATCGTGAGGTGTATGACAACCTTTCGCCCAATCGTGAGGGAGTCGTGTCTGTTCTCGGGGCTTTTGCTATTCAGACCCACGAATTATTTTCGGAGTTGGTAAAAGCAGGGTTCAATCAAGAACAGGCAATAGCAATCGTCGTAGGATTAGCAACCAAAGAGTAGAGGGTTAGATGGCTGAAAATACAATGCCTGATTTGTCGGAGTTCGGCTCTACTGGTCTGCGTCGCTCGGGCGGTACCGTTTACGAAGAATTTCTCACCAATCTCCGCGGACAACGCGGTGCCAAAATTTACCGAGAGATGGCGGATAATGACCCCACCATCGGCTCGATGTTATTCGCAATCGAAAAAGTTATTACCCGTCTTGAATGGCGAATTGACCCATATTCAGATAATTCACACGATGGAGACATCACTCCTGAAGATAAAGAAGTCGCGGCGTTCGTTGAATCTTGTTTGAACGATATGAGTGAATCTTGGGATTCAACTATTTCTCAGATGCTCTCAATGCTTGTCTTTGGTTATTCATATCATGAAATTGTTTACAAAGTTCGCAATGGTGATAATAAAGACCCACGCCATAAATCAAAATTCAATGATGGTCGAATTGGATGGCGCAAAATGCCAATCCGCGCTCAGGAGACTTTATTCCGCTGGATGATGGATGAAGATGGCGGAATCCAAGGAATGATTCAGGTAGACCCATCTTCAGGCGGTATTCATCATATTCCAATCGAGAAGGCTCTTCTATTTCGTACATCAAGCCAAAAGAATAACCCTGAAGGTCGTTCAATCCTTCGTAACGCATATCGCTCTTGGTATTTCAAGCGCCGTATTGAGGAAATCGAAGCCATCGGAATTGAGCGCGACTTAGCAGGTTTACCCGTCGCTTATGTTCCACCTGAATTTTTATCATCCAACGCAACGGCTGAACAGGCTTCAGTTCTTAGCACCATGAAAGATATTGTTACTTCAATCAAGCGTAATGAACAAGAAGGCATCGTCATGCCATCAATGTATGACGACCAAGGACACAAAGTTTTTGATTTAGTTCTTTTATCTTCAGGTGGTTCTCGCCAATTCGATACAGACAAAATTATCCAGCGTTATGACCAAAGAATTGCTATGTCTATTCTTTCTGATTTTATTCTTCTCGGTTCTGACCGCGTTGGCTCTTATGCCCTTGGTACTTCCAAGATGGATTTATGGTCTATGGCAGTTGATTCAATCGCTAAAAATATCGCTGAGGTTATGAATCAACACGCTATCCCACGCCTACTCAAACTCAATGGCATGGATATTTCTCGCGCTCCTTATCTGACCTATGGTGAAGTAAGCCATGTCGATTTGAACGAGATTGCTGGATTTGTCGGAGGCTTAGTACAAACTGGCGCGATTGTTCCTGACCCTAAGTTGGAAGAGTATCTGCGCGACCTTGCTGGTCTGCCACCTGCTGAACATGATGGACAAAATTTTGGTATGCCACCAATGCCTGAAGGCGCCATGCCTCCAGCCGAACCAGCGACAACAGGTGAAGAAGAATTGCCAGTTGCTCCACCGACACCCGAGGAATTGACTCCGAAAACTCCTGAAGTTGGTTAGAGATGATTCACTTTGCGAAAGCGGAGCGACCTCGCCGTATTCCTCTAACCGCTGAAGAACAACTTTTAGCAAGAACGCTATTTGATGCCATTCAGCGAGCAACAGACAAAATCAGTATAAAAGATTTAGAGCGTTTAGTTCGGCGTATAGACCCTGAAACTTTGAATCGACTTCTCAACACAATTACGATTGCGAATCAAAAAAAGATTGAACAGGCGCTTTTATCTGCTATTGATATTGGTGGAAGCGAAGCAGTCAAACAGATTCAAAGCATCGCTCCTAAATTAGCCTTGCCAGCCTTCTTACCAACTAAGGTACAAATAATAAACAAGAAGCCAATGGCTAACATGACATTTACTCAAATTCCAATGTGGGCGCAACCTAAACCTCCCAAGATTGAATTCACGATGTCATTCAATAAAACAAATCCAAACTCTTTGGCTTTTGCTTCTCAACGCGCTGGAGAGTTAGTGACAGCGATTGACGAAATGACTCGCAACGCAATTCGCCAAACAATTATTGAAGCCTTCAATGACCAATTAGATTATCGAGCCACAGCCCGTCGAATCAAGAATGTAGTTGGACTTCATCCTCAATGGGCTAAAGCAGTTACAAACTTTGAGAAAAAAGAGTTTGCTCGCTTAGTACGCTCAGGGTTGAAAGAAGAAACTGCCCGCGCTCGCGCTATGGAACGAGCATCACGATATTCAGATTCTCTCAAGAGTAAAAGAGCAACCATGATTGCTCGCACAGAGATTCAGATTGCTCAAAATGAGGGACGCTACGAAGGATGGAAGCAAGCGGCGGAACAAGGTTATGTTGATGCTGAGGCTCAAAAGATGTGGGTCATTGCTCAAGATGAACGCACCTGTCCTGATTGTTTAGAACTTGATGGCGAGATTGTTGGTTGGAATGAATCATTCTCAAACGGTGATGAAACCCCAGGCAGAGTACATCCACATTGTCGCTGTACCATGGTAATCATTCCACCTGAGAGGCGCTCATGAGTATCACTATCGCGCTTCCTATCGGATTCAAACCAGTCATCAAGCACGGCGACCATGACCAGTCTACGCATGGCTCTTGGGCTACTGGTACTGCTGAAGAAGCGCAACGATTGGCTCCTGATAAAACAGAAGAGATGTCGTCTTATTTTGGTAAAGATATAAATACCTATAAAACTTCTGAAGCATACAAAGAAATTCAAAAAAGGGAAGAAAAAGGTAGAAGTGAAAAAAGAGCATGGGAAAATTATGTTTTAGAGATTGTTGCTGAGAAACAGGGTTTTGCTGAACCACCCAAAGTAGTTACTGCTGATGAAATGGATAAATTACAATCAGAAGGATGGACTATTGCTTATCGTGGAATTCAAGATTACAGTCATGGCGGCGACGGCAATATAAATTATACTTCTGAACAATTAGCAGAAGAATTCAGAACAGGTAACTATCATGCTGGTTCAGGAGTAGATGGCGATGGAATTTATCTCACAACAGATTATGAAGTTGCTCGAAGTTATGCCGATGATTGGAGAACAGGCAAGCAAGGAACTGTTCTCAAGGTAGCAATACCACCAAACAGTACGATGGACGCAAATGAATTCAATGAGATTTTGAAAGAAAACAGAGAAATGGTTCGCTCGGGTAAACAACCATTTTGGGGTGCTGATGATTTAGGAGTTTTAGCGGCATCGCAAGGACACAGAGGAGCAGAACATTTACGAAATATGAGAGTTATTACAGATGGGGGAAGAAGAGATTTTACAAGAATTGCTCCTGTTTTTGTAATATGGGATAGGTCGATGCTGGCTGTACAAGAGGCGGACAAATGAGAGCAATCAGCGCAGAAGAATCTCGAGAACTTTCTAAAAAAATTCGCACTCTTACACCTATTCAAAAAGTTGATTTTTATTATTTTACGGTTATTGAAGAACAAGACCCTTTTGAATTTTTGAATAAACTGAATGTAAGCAAGCATGGAGACCATGACCAGTCTGAGCATGGCAACTGGGCTAGGGGTGAATCAGCCGAGGACGGGTTGTCCCAAGAGACCGCCGCCAAAATCCAACAGTTCACTAGAGATTGGGAGGGGTTATCCATCAAGATGACCGATGGCTCCCTTCCCGATAAGGGGTTCATGGTCTCAAAACCTACCAAGTTCAGCCGCGTAGTCCCTGCCAAAGACTTCTACGACCCAAAAAAAGGCTGGAAAATCCTGCGTGAGTACGAGAAAAAACACTCAGAAGATTTAGCCACGGGTAGAAACTATTTGGGAACTTGGGAACATGAGGGTAAAGTATTCCTCGATGTATCCCAAAACATCATGGATAGGGACGAGGCAGTAAGCCTTGGAAGAAGTAACGACCAACTCAAAATATGGGATGTCGTAAACCAAAAAGAAATAGATACTGGAGGTACAGGTGGAATCAAAAAAGCAAGTCAAGATGATACAAATGAAAGATACCTCGGGAATGACCGAAGAGGAGAAAGACGCTTACGCAAAGGAACTTTGGGAGAAAATGACTGGGATGAAGGTCGAAGAAGAACCAAAGTAATCTATTTTGACTTCGGGTTGAAACCCGTTCTCAAACATGAAGGTGGTCCTGACCATGACCAAAAAGACCATGGACTTTGGGCGCGTGGATATTCAGCCGAACAAGCCGAGCGAATTGAGTCAATGAAAGGCGTCGGTCCTTCTGCCGATGAGATTAGAAATGCTTTGAAACCTTCAGAAGTCACAACTGAAGAAATTGATATGTTGGTTAGAAATACAGGACCTTTATATCAAGCAATCACGGAGGATATTGATACAGAAGTCGCAAACAGATTAGAAGCACTTCAAAACGAATTTCCAAATCATGAGTACACCGAACAAGAAAAAAATGAAATCTATGAGCGTGTAGAAAATGAATTGATTGATGATTATATTGAAAATAATCGTGATGATTTAGAGTCCCAAATTAGAGATGAACGAGGCGATGAACGCCCAAGCCCCGAAGAAATTACTATGTCATTATCTGAGGTTTTTGATATTGAACATAGTGGAGTAGACCAAAACGGAAACGAAAGAACATTTTCTAGTAGAGTTGGATATGGTGATGATGTTGGTGACGGTATTCGAGTTATGGGAGATATTCTTGACGAAAATGGTGACGCTATTGGCGAATTTCAAAGAACTTTTTTTGAAAAAAATGGTGCTTTGTTAGTCGAACATGATTTACTAAACATTTGGGCTGACGAAAATCGAGGAACAGGATTTGGAAAAGAATTTATCCAAAGAAGCGAAGCATGGTATGTCGCTCAAGGTTTAGATGGCATTGTTGTTTCAACTGGTCTTGAAGATGGCGCTCGCCATTGGGCGCGAGCAGGATACGATTGGCGTTCACCTGACCACGCTGAATCGGCATTACATACATTGATTGAGAGTGCGGGTAATCGTTTTGAAAGAAATTCACCTGAAAGAGCAGAGTTTGATTCAATCATGGCTAGAGCCTTTGACGGATATAAAGCAACACCTGAAGGTGATTTATCTATGCGAGTCGAATACAAATCAATGAAATCCATGAAAGAAGATGGATTTCCA